CTATTTTATCTAAACTAGCAGATACAATAAATCTGTCCGCTCCAGGAGCTGCAAAATTGGAAAATCCGTTAGAATTGTCATTTAAAGTAGAATCTTCATCTGAATTTACTATAGATTCTCTTATTCTTAAACCAATTTTAAAGTTTCCAATATTTTTATATTGATCTAAAAGAATTCTAGATGAACCAACTTTTATAAAATATCCCCTAACAAAAAATACTCCAGATTCAATAGAAGCTGCCGAAGCATTTCCTGTAGAATCTACATCTGTGGTTAAAGCAAACCCTTCTCCAGAAGTTAAAAATCTTTGTACTCCATCGACAATTAATGGTCCTTCACCATTACTTGGAGCATTATTTTCTACTTCTAATACTTCTCCATCAATAAATTTTTCACTTTTAGCGTCATCTGTGCCTGGACTTAAATATTTTACATATATTGTAGTCTTGTTTAAATACGATTCCCTTTTGTTTATAAAAGATTGTATTTCAGCCCTTACTCCAGTAGATCTGCCTACAATTACTTCACCAATAAGAAAGTTTAGATATACTCCAACATCAACTCCAAAATATTGATCTTCTAATATTACATAATCTAGATTATTGTTATATGTTAATTGTCCACCAAGAACTCTAGAACCATCGGTAAAAATACTAGATCCAAATCTTTCTAGTTGACTTTGCAGTATTGACTGCAAAGTCGTCAGTTCTCTTGCTTGAACAGGATAACCTGGTTTAAACAATACTTTATGAAAATCTTTCGCACCATAATCATCAAAATATGGATATACGTTTAAGTTAGTTTCCTGTGGCATGATTTTTTACTTAAAATTGTAAAATAACCTTAATATCTTCTTTTTGATTCGTAGATCTGATAACAGATGGTCTATTATCAATATAAATTATTTCTCCAGAATATTTTTCTACTTCTGGATTTGACAAACCCGAATCAAAGTTTTGTCCTAGATTATACGTTGTCGTATTATTTATGGTAGTAGTAATACCATTAAAATTGGAATCTATTTGGAGATTTATATTTCCACCTTCGATAACCAAAGATCCGTCTACAGTTGGTGATGAAGTAAACCTATTGAGTTTATATCCATATGCTGGAATTTGTGTAGATAAATCTGAAGTTCCAGTATTAAAACCAACTAAAGATCTATCTTGCCAATATTTTAACACTCCAGTTTTATTGTCATAATATACAACCTTACCGACTGCAGTAATACCAGCACCTATTGTTTGTATAATTTCTGCATTATCTGCAAAAGTTGCATTTTGATAGTCATTAGGATTTGTAATTCCTGTCAATTTTAATGCATATACACCACTTACGATGCTGTCGGACAACAATTCATTTGTTTGGAATTTTTTTGGATTTTTTATTATTCCAACTCTAGCAACTTTATTTCCACTGACAAAATCTGGATTCTCAATATCATTTTCTATTCTCGAATACAGCAACAAATTATAAGATCCAAGTTCTTTATAGATATCTTTTCCATGACCTCCTGGAGGAGGAATTATTACATTAAATTTTGGAGCAACTGAACCCGAATTTAAAAGTAGTCCTCCAGAAGCAAGGTCCAACTTTCCAAAAGTATAACCAGATCCACCTAAAGTTACATTTACAGATTCTACTGTAGAATCTTCACCAACAACGACCGATGCCTTTGCGCCACTTCCATCTCCAATTATATCAATGTTAGTATATGTTCCTTGAGTTAATCCACTACCTCTATTTGTTACTGTAACAATTTTCAATTGTCCACTTGTGTCTGCATTATTTCTAACCAAAGAATATTGATCATCATTCCAATCTGCAGGAACTGGTATATAATTTAAAGACTCAAACTTTACAACATCGCTAGGCTTTATTGTGTATAAGTATTTCCAAATGTAACCATCTCCACTAGTACCTGCTGATCTTGGTTCAAGGTCAGTGAATGTAGGTTCATCTAAAGATGGTCTACCCTCTGTATTTTCTGGATCTATTCCATTATAGAGACAAATGTAAACATTAAAGTCACTATTTACTACATAATAATTTGCAGAATAAATGCTAGATTGATTTGATGGTACTGATCTTTTATCTCTACTTACATCATTTCTATACATGTCATAAGTAGTTCCAGATGTCCAAGTAATTTTTCTAATTACTTGCCTAACATCGCTAGAATTGATTTTTTTTAGTCCTATAATAGTATCCCAAATATCATTTTGATAGTCAAAAGAATCTATTGGTGGTTGGGGCGAAGAATCCCAATCCAATTTGTATTCAGAAGCATTTGTTAGTCCAACAAAACTATAATAAGAAAATAAAGAAGAACCAATAGAAGATAATAAATTACTAGAATTTAGTATTCTAAATTGATCAGTTATAATTGCTGACATTTATCTTAAAATTTTAGAACTATTTATTATATAATTGTATAGGAATTAAATTTTAAAGGATTTGTTCTCCTTACAATTGGTGCAGTAGTTAATCCCGAATTTTGATAACTTGTTCCTACTATAAATTCCCTCTCTTGTGGTCTAGATTTTGTCTCAATTAATCCCCAACTAAATTCCCCAAAGAATCTGTTGCTTCCAAGATCACCTAAAAGATTATAATCTTGAACACTAACTACAACTCTTGCAACATTTACTGTAACAAAATTCTCATATCCATATACACCAGTAACCGGTACAATAGAAACTGAAGCAACTTGATATATGTTGTCCATAAATCTTGTTCCAACACTTATAATAGATCCACCACTATCTAAAGAAACTAATCCATTTCCAATATTTGTGTTAAAAACATTAAGATAATATGATTCTTTTATACCACTTTCAGTTACTGTTGGGTTTGTAAACGCTGAATTTCTAAGTGGTGAATCTCTTGGAATTAATAAATCAAATACTATTCCAGTTTGAGCATATCCAACAGAAATTGTAGATACACCCGTAATGATTCCATAGTCCCCACTATATGTAACATTACTAATCTGCTCCTTCTTAACTTTTGGGGATTCTATAATTACGAGTGGTGGAGAAGAAACTGTATAACCAAATCCAGGATTTACTATTTGTATTGAGGTAACAACTCCAGAGGAAATAGATGCTGTTGCAGTTGCCTTTCCTGTAGATCCTATTCCAATTGGACTTGTGATTGATACTTCAGGTATGAAATCATATCCAAGTCCATTATTAGTTATGTCTATGGATGATATTGTGCCAGCAACAGAAACTAAAGCAGTAGAAATTGCTACGATGTTTTCTTTTACGTCTACAATTTCAATTTTACTTATGTAAGAATCTGAAGAATTTTCGTTTTTATAATCAAAGAACGATTTCAAAGAATCTACAAATATCATAGTGCTTCCTATTCCAACACCTTTTATGAGATTTCCTACAGGATTAATTTTTGGTTCATATTCTATTCTATCTTTTGTCACATCTGCATTATTAATTTTAATATCATTTCTTTGTTTGCACCAAGTTATTGGTCTTAAAAGATCTAAGTCAGAAGAAACTCCAACCGAAGAATATAAATTAGTGTCTACTGAAGTTGGTGAAGTGATAACATTAACTATTCTATTCTTTTGGTCTGTATTCGAATCTTCACTATCAATATTAAGAATATCTCCAATCTTTATAGTTTCTTCTATATCAACATCAATAACATCAATTCCATCTGTTCCTCTGTAGAATAATATCTTACATTCATCACCTTCTTTTGGTGCTTCGGTAAATGTTATATTACTTCCTCCATTAAATATGTAAGATTCGTTCGGAATTTGTATCACATCATTTAAAATTACTAAGATAGTTGCTTTTATATCAATATTAGAACCTTTTTTTGTGATAATAGAGAATATGTTTCCATCATCCCTCAATGTAAATGTCTTTCTTAGTCCATCAAATCTAAAACTAAAATCGTCTAATAATTTTAAGTTTCCTACAAACCAACCTGAAAAATTATCTTTTGTAACATTATTAATTAATATAGAAAACTCTTCAAAAGATTTTGATGGATCTAAAGGTATTCCTGTAGATCCTCCAGTTTCTACTGTCAATATTTCTCCTGGAAGATATGAATAACCATAATTTTTTATTTCAAAACTTACGACACTAGATCCTTGCCCAACAACTATATCTATTTTTGCTTCAGTTCCAACACCAGAAGGATAACTTGGAGAATAAATTAGTGGAATATCTGAATATGAAAGCGGAGGATCAAAAACTACATCTGGTGGATTTAATTGGTCATATCCAGATCCTGGATTAGTAATATTCACAGAAACAATATTTCCATTAGAAACAATAGCATTTCCAATAAATTCTATATTTGGAATACCTGAACTATAAGTTTGTACACCAACTCTTATATTTGTTTGTATTCCAGATCTATATCCAGAACCACTATTTCCAATGCTTATTGTCGATATTGTTCCTGAAATAGAGACTATTGCAGTTCCTCCAGCAGAAACTAGAGGTTGATAACCAAGTCCATTACTTGATCCAATTGATATTGGTATTCCACCTCTAGGAACTGATGCATTATTTGGATCATAAGATACCGATGTTGCTGTTCCCGTAAAACTTATTTCTGTTCCTGCCAAATTTTCCGTAAGGGTAAAATCATCATCAGGAATTTGCAAAACATTATTAATTAATGTTATTGATCTATCTGTAGAAATTCCAAATACATTCTGTTGATTGGAAGTTAAAACAAAATCTTTATTTGCCGAATTAAATGAACTTGATATATCATCAAATAGATAATTTCTATTATAGGTTTCAGAATTTCCATCAGGAATTCCTGAACGTATAAAAACTCTACCATGAAAAGAAGATTTTATAGTATTTTCTGTAATTACACTTCCAAATTCATTGGGATCTCCTTTTGTCTCACCATATGGAGGTGAAGCAAAATAAATCTTACTTCCAATTATATTATAATTTCCCTCAACTTTTCTTATTATGGAATTTGATAGGTGAGATGATATTCCAGTGCCAAGAAATCCTCTATCAACGTCAACTGAATTTCCAATTCCTATAGAATTTATTTTTAGTATTTCATCATCAATTTTAATTAAATTGCCAGAAAAAAATGATGAAATTCCAGAAAATGTTAAAATATTATCTGAACCATTATCTATACTATTTTGTAAAATACTTGAAGTTGATGAACTTACTACAATAGGTGATTGTATTACATTATCAATTGCTATTATACATTTTCTATTCTGTTTTGTCGATGTTATGTAATGGGTTATTCCTACACCCACTGAAGTAATATCTATTAGATTTGGTGTTGCAGATAACGCATTTTGAGCGGATGATGCAAATTTAATTCTAGTTTCATCAACTTTGTAAATATAAAGTTCTCCGGAGAGTTTATTGGTTAATCCAACTCCAGTTATAACTGTGTTTGCTATACCAATAGAATTATCTGTAGAATCTTGATCTAATTGTTGAGATCTATAATTTACCTGTTCACCAGTAACAAAAAAGTGATTTGGTATCGTTATATAATCTTCATTTACATTAACTACCGAAGATAGACTTCCATTAAACAACTTTTCAAATATAAAATCTCCTTTATATTTTAAGTCAAATTCCGTCCTATCTTGACTACCAAATACGGAAACTCCCGTTTTTAATTCTACATTTTTTAAATTTAAAGATGGTGAAAAATTAGTAAATTCGAAGTAAGTTAACTTATTTTGATATATTACAACTTCTACATTTGTATTTGGATTTGGAGTAAATAAAATATCTGTAGTTGACGATAAATTTGTACTAAATGATCCTAAAGAATTTTGAGTTTCTACATTTCCATATTCTATGGAGTAAGTTTCTCCACTATCATTTATTACAATTAATTCAGAAAACTGAATATTTCCAGAATCTAAATCAGTAACTTGAGCTATTGCATATGAAGATTGATAATTTGAGTCATAAGAAGACACTATGGTTGGAGAAGGTGATGGACTTGCTAATATTGACGTTTTATTAGATTCTATATTTCCCGATCTAAGATTTAATGATCCTTCTTGACTGAAATTTGTATTTGCAAATGAAACATTAATTACATTTGCGGAAATATTTCCTAAAGAAGAATCGTCAGGATAAAAGTCTAAATTAATATTAGAACCAGAAACATAAACATCATATGTACCAAGACCAGAAATTGACGAATCATTATCAAAGCAAATTGTTCCATAATCTGATAGTAAAATCTCGTTATTAGAATTGACTATTATATTAAATTCTTTATACTCATAAAAGTTATTTGATGTAGACAATTCTACTAATATTTTTGATGATGTAAAATCTGCAGAGATTTGAGAAATTGTTTCTGGATTTCCGGAACTAAAAATTTTATTTGAAGATCCAATACTTACAATATCACCCAAATTATAAGAATCGGTATCCGTAATTAATTGTTTTGTTTCATATGAGAAAAAACTATAATTATACTCGTTTATTCTTCCATCTATCGGAAAAAATTGTAGATTATTTGTTCCGCCAGAATTTACAATATCAAAAGAACCAATCTCATCTTGAGTAAAAACCTTGGCATAATTATTGGAAAATATTTGATTTCCATTAGTTAATAAAGAAAGAATAGATATTTGCTTTCTATCACCAAATCTATTATCCAATACATTTAAAAATAACTTTTGAGATCTTATTTTTGTTGCCATTTTACTTTAAATATTGAATGAGGTTACGAAAGTTGATGGTAAGCTAGTATTAAATTGGTCACTTATATCATCTATGAGCAAAACTCTATTTCCAACCGATTCCGAATAATCTTGTATGATTCTAGAATCGAAAAATATTTCATCTGACGATAAGACATTATCAATGTAAAAAGAATTTTCTCTCGCAAGATCATAATCAAAGGTACAATTTACATCCACCTCACTATTTAAGTCTATGCTTATGTCAAGAGATTCTCTTTGCTGACTTGTAGTTATTCCGCTAAATTCTTGTGTGGAAGAAACAACCTGCAAATCGCCAAAATTCTTGAATCCTGCAGTGTGGTTCAAATCATTTACAGCGTTTTTCCAGTCTTCTATCGGAACTTCGGATTTTACAGAATATGAGAAATATTGATAATAATCATTATCAGCAATTCTTTGTAAAGAATTATTTAAGAAACCAACACTATCTTTCCAACCATTTTTGACTACAGAAGAAGATCTAATAGTATAATAATCTTCATATGATAAATTTTCTTTGATAGTTCCTTTTGTTCCTGAAGAAAATCCCTCTATTGTCGTTTCATCTTTTATTGGGTTTGTAGTTTCTATCTTTAATATCTCATTATTAGAATCCCAATTTAAAACCTTTCCAGTTTTATTTCCATATTTTACAATCTCTCCTTTACTAAAAGAATTTTTAATTAATTCTACATCAAAAATAGGAAAATATTTTTCGGGAACAATAGAACCCGAAGAATTCTCTGAGTCGAATGTACCTGGAATTTGAGATCCTGTAAGGTAATTTTCTAAAGAATATTTTAGTGTTGGATTTGGTCCTGCAGAACTTATTTCCTTTACTGTAAATAATTGATAATTGTAATCTTTAGAATTGTATCCAATACCAGAAGATTCTAATACAGAAATTCCTTCTATTAAAATTTTATCATTTAAATTAAACGGGAATTCATTTTCTACAGGAAATTCTCTATTAAATGTCACAGTAACTTCTTTGCTAGAATCACTATATGATATAGAAGAAATCCCAACTCCATTTGTGTTCTGTACTGGAATTATTTTTGGTGTTACATTGAAGAATCCTTTAGAATTTTTTATTATTTTTATAGTGTAATTTTTCTGATCAAAATCCAAAACCAAGTCATTAACAACTTGGTTAGTAAATCCATCCAAAACTACTAATGTTGGTTCGGTATTATAATATAACCCAATAGATGAAATTCCTATAAAGTTTATTTTTGATAGGGGCTCTACTCTTATTACGGTAGGAAATTTTACTCTAGGTCTTATTGTAGAATCTATACTGTAATCATAACCAATATCTTGCAATTCTAAACTTTTAATTTTTCCAATTTTATTCGAATTTGGAACCAGTATTGCTCCAGATCCACTTTCAGAAAATACTGAAGATATTGATGGGAAACTATTATAACCATAACCTTTAGATAAAGATTTAAAGGATCTAATAATTCCTTTTTCTGATTTTGAGTTTGTATCGTAGGATAAAGATGAATTTGTTTCATTATAAGTTTCTATTTCATCAGTAAATCCTATAGTGTAATTAAATGTATCAGTTCCTACGCCAGAAATTTTGTGGGTTCCGGAAAATTTACTATCCTGCAATAGAATGGAATTTCTAAAATCTACTTCATTATCGATTTGATATTCTTTCTTTATATTAGTGTTAGTTTTTCTTTGAATTGGTTCCAAAGAATAGTAAAAAATATCAGGAAAAGATGAATCTATTAATAACTCTATCTTTGCGGTCGAATCTACTCCAACAGTTCCAGTTTTAACTATTTTTGATATTCCTTGAGAATCTACTATGAATAATCTTTCTGATAAATTAAAGTCTTTATAGAAATTTATATCAAATGACGGTATTCTTTTAGAATTTGATTCTATAGAAAGTGATTCGTCTGATACATCAAAAACTATCTTTTTATTTCTTACAATACTGAGAGGTAAATTTATCGGAGATATTGATCCTTCTAATACAGTAGTTGTAATACCGATGAAATTTGGTATTTTTTTATTTGAATCATATTTTGATCTTGATAGTCTTATTCTATTTCTATCATACACTGAAATATAATATATTTCATTATCAACTAAATCTGGATAATTGGAAGAAGAATTGAAGATTATTTTTTGACCGTTTTTAAAATTGTGTGCAGGAATTCTGATGGTACTATTGTCTTTATCTACATCAGATGACAAAAATTCAACTTGACCAACAATAAGTCTTCTATAGTAATCGTTATACTTTACTTTATATGATGTGGATAGTCCAGAAGAAACATCAACATAAACAGTATCATTTAAAGACAAATTGTGAGTAGTTGCTGTAGAAACTAAAGCAGAATTTTTAGTTATATTTGCTTTTAATGTATTATTGTATGATGTTTTTATACTGTGATATGTGCTTGTACCAATCCCATTAAAATACAATAGTCCAATTGTTCCATCAGAGTTTAAATATTCTCCAGTAGTGCTAATTCCAATTCTTTCGGTAGATAATCCGATAAAATCTTCTGTTATTTTTGTTGTATAAAAACGGTCTCCATTAGTTAAAGTGAAGGAACTTGTCCCATCTGTAGATACTGAAATTGGATCCCCACCATTCGAATTATAAATTACTAAAGTTCCAGATTCTATATTGTGATTTTTTAGGTAAATTGATCTTGGTGGAATAGTTAATGAGGTAACTCCAGAACCAGGATTTGAGAAAGTAGTTAAAAATCCTACTGTTCCAATACCTAAAGATTCTTTTGGATCAAAATAATATTCTCTATTTGCTAATGAATTTAAATCTTGACTTGTATAATCAAATATTATTTTATTGCTTTTTTCTACTAAAACTGTAGAAGCAACATGAGAACTTATTTCAGTACCACTAAAACCTCTCAAAACTCTAATTCTAGAAGAACCTGGTTCTACATTTAATACTTTAACTTCTTCAGATTCTATTTTAAAAACATCATTTTCTACAACTTCAGGATATTTGATGTCTCCACTAACTTGTAAGTAATCAACATCACTTAAAGAACCAATTCCAACAGATAATACCAATGTGTTTTGAGGAATCTTTGCTTTAAAACTACCTCTTAACTTAAAATTGTTTATTGGCTCTGCCAATAATGTATCATTACTAAGTAAAGTATGTGGTATTGTAGTAAAACCTATTATTTTACTATTTGATTTGTATGGTATAAACTCAACATCTTCAAATAAAAGTGAAGACAATGATATTTCGTTTATACTTTTCCCTGATATCTTATCGACAGTATATATTGGTTCAGTTCCATTTAAATCGCCACCGACAAAATCTACAATATCCCCAACAGAATAGTTATCTCCTCCTGAAATTATTGCAATTTCATCAATTCCTCCAGAATAAGTAGATAATATTTTAGAATCTTTTAATTTGTAATCTTTATTATTATTTTCAATAAATCTATATGTAGAATTTGAAGACCTGCTGTTATAAGGATTTGTGTTTCTAATTAAACTGGGATCTAAGAAATTAAAATCATCCTGATTAGAGGAAATACTAAAATTGAAATCTATAGGTTTAGATTTAAATGAAGATCCAATTACGTAAGGAAATTTTGGTTTTTTCTGACCATTAAATATCCCCTTTTTGTTTGTAAAAGATTCTTCAATTGTGGTGAAGTATGCATAAGTTCCATTTGGAAATTCTGGAGTTACGCAAAATCTTCCATTATTTTGATCAAGATCACCTTCACCAGTATACTCATAGTCTTCTATAAAAAATCCTGCAGGAAATATAGTTTTTCCTGGTCTTCCTTCCTGATTATCAACTGGATTTGCATATCCAGAAAGTAATTGCTTTACTATTTTAGAATTTTGATTTTTGTATCCATATGGACCGTATATTGGATTTCCATCATATGCCCAACCAATGATCGGAGAATGGTATTTTGTAGTATTGGTATCATTAAAATAATCTGCTCTGTAAATTATTTCATCATCCTGATTAATTATAGAAAATAATTTTGTCCTTAAATCTTTAGGTGGATAAAGATGAGCATATTGTAATCCATACTCTGGATTTAATCCCCTATAACATACGCCACCGTCAGAACCAATTTTTTCTGAAGAAATTAATCTTTCAAAATTATTAATAGTCCAAGTTTTAATTTTAGTATTTAATTTGCAACCAGATCCTGGAGATACAATATTTACTAAAGTATCTTTTGGATCATAACCAAACCCTCCACTTATTACTTTGATTTCTTTAATTGTCTCATTTTCTATTATTGGAGTTAAAATTGCACCAATTCCAGATCCACTAATAAAAATATCTGGAGTTGATACGTAAGCAGAACCAGAATTTGTAATCAAAACTTCTACTATTTTTCCATTTGATATTATGGGTATTGCTTTTGCTCCACTACCTGAATTTAATGTAATGCTTGGTTGTCTATTATAATTTATTATTTCTGATGATCCGTATCCAACTCCACCATCTTCAACAAAAACTGAAGTTACTCCACCTCTGAATATAGGTTTTAAAGTAGCGTTAAATTCTTTTTCATTTGATGTGGATACTCCTATATAACCTTTTATAGAAAGATTTATTGGTTCATAGTTAAATATGTGTTTTCCTGAACCTGATGTTTTTAGGTTTATATATTGTTTTGTTCTATAGAAAAAGTCCTTTTCTGTTGAACCTAAGCCAATCTCAGATAATTTAAACTTTTTACTATCAATTCTAGTAACATAATAACTTCCTGTACTTAGACCTGATACAACTGATCCTTGACAATCATATGTAATTATTTCTCCGCTTTGATATGGGTGATCGTAGACCTCAATTAAATCAAAGGCAGTATTAATTCCAGAAGGATTAACTACTATTTTTTTATTCTTATATCCAGATCCGCTATTTAAAATTGATATAGAACCAATTGTAAACTTTTTCTGTTTAGATTTTATTGTATGTGTTCCCTCACCAAACCCAGTTATGTCTATTGGATTTGTTCCTTCAATAGAGTCTTTTCTTGTTGAGAAAAGTCGGATGGAAAAATCGTCAACTATTTTTACATAGTAATCTGAATTTTCCTCAAGTCCTCCTATTAATTGTTGATTGTTTGATGAGTATGTTATAATTTCTCCCGTCGATAATCTATGAAAAGTTCCAAATCCAATTTCATTAAAAGCATTACCAGGTTTTATTTTTGAATTTTCTGAACTAGAATCAAAATTGATAATATTTTCTACAGGTATTAGATTTGCCTTAGCACTTGCTCCAGATCCACCTCCTCCAGTTATATCGATTGTAGGATTTTCAATATAATCAAATCCAGAATCTATGATAGAAACTGCAAACAATGATCCTTCCAATCCACAATATCCTGAAGCAGGAACTGTAGTTCCTATTCCCGGAGAAATTTCTAAAGTTGGTGGATTTATTACATCATAGTTTGATCCTTGACCAAGAACTTCAATTTCTTTTATGTTCCCATAGTAAACAACATCTCTCGATTTATAATTTAACAACTCAACACCATTCAAGAATATTCCAGTAGCACCTTTTTTTGTGTTGTTCTGGGAATCTTCTATTGTTGGATTTTGTAATTTTCTTACTATTTTTTGGGGTTCTATAGAATCTGGAACATTGCTCGGACTAGCAAACCTCAACAAACTTATAAAATTATTAGTGAGTCCATCAACACTTCCAAGATTTACATATCCGTTAAAATTTGAATTTTCCTCAGAAAGAGCAATATTTTCTTTACTTCTTGACAATTTGAAATTATTTTCATCAATGAATTTAACAAAAAATACTGCTCCAGATTCTATGTTAAGTCTATTTTCTTGAGAATTTTCTTCATTAAAAGTATAAAGAACAGAGTCTCCCGTAAGATATCCATGATTTTCATAGTATATTACATCATTAACAACTTTATTAATTTCTATTTTAAAATCGTCTACTAATATTTGAGAATCGCCATAGTTTGGTAATGAATTGGAACTAACAAATATGGAATTTGTTGATATATCTTTGTATACATTTATCGTATCTGATGGATAAAGATCATTGTATTTTGAGATTACTTTTCTCACACCAAAAATTTTATCTACACTTTCTCCTACATTTTTTATTTGAAATTGCTTTCCTGGTATACTTTGATCAGATACGTTTACAGTAAATTCTCTTATCTTTCTTCCTGAAGAATTTGAAAAATAATCAATTTCTACTTTATCCTTATCATATATGTTAGTATTATCAAAGGTAAAAACTGTATAATTAAATCCACCGTCATCTACTATTCTACTCACTTCACAGTCAACAGAAACATTAAATAACCAATTATTAGATTTAAAATCTTCTTCTACGTCATATCCAAATGATACTATTTTTCCAGTATCATCTTTTGAGTAATTGCTTCCCTTTATTCCAATATTGTCTATATTTAAAACACCACCTATTCTAAATCTTATTTCCTCATTTGTTTTAGAATACCCATAAGCATAAACATTTTGAGAAATGTCATTTCCAGATTTTAATTCTTCCGTAATCCCAGAACAATTAATAAATTGAGTTAAATTTTTATCTTCATAAGTTATTAATATATTTCCTGACAATCCAGAATATATTAGTGTTCCACTTTTAGGGAATCCTACGGTAGAATCTACAATAATCGAGTCACTTCCTACAGAAACATTTTCTATAATTTTTGTTTTTGGGTGAATAGAAAACTCTCCAAATATGGATCCAAAAACATTAATGTCTTTATTAAAATCAAAATCCAACTTTAGAATATAATAATGCTTTCCATTTCTAAATATTGGTTCTATGTCATTTACTGTTGCAAAGGATTTTGGAATTGTTCCCTGTTCATCCTGAAATATTGTTTTGTTTACCAGTTCCCTTACGTCTCCAGAAATTTCTTCTACGACAACATTTTTAGTTAACCTGTATTGCGCATCTGAAGATTGAATCAAAAAATCTCTTGGTTTTATAATTTCGGCCTTTGCACCAAATAAAACCCTGAAAAGTATTTTAAATGATTCGTCAGTTCCCTTAGAAGAGTAAAAATCTTTAGATTGTTTTAAAAAAGAAGCAATATTAAGTCCAGAATAAAAACTTCTATCTTCAAATCCAGGCAAAAATTGCTTTTTTGTTTTTTTGAAAAATTCTTTTAAAAATAAAGCACTTAAATTTGTTACTAAAGATCCTGAAGAGTGTGCCTCAACCAAGGTATCTTCAAATACAAAATCTTCTCTTCCTCCACTACTATATTCTATAATGGCACTAAATCCCCGTATACATTCATTAAATGAAGTATCTGTTTTATTTTTATATAAGATTATTTCTGAGTCAATTTTAATTATGCCATAAAAATTTGGAAATCCTTCAGTAGACTGCACTTCCACAATATTATCATTAAATCCTATTTCTGAATCTAATGTCGTATAATCTATAGTATTAGAAGAATTGTCAACTTTTATTTGCTTATCTATATTTTGGAGTATATCATTTACTCCTCCTTGCAAATCTAAAGTTCTATAATAATCTCTTAAAAACTCCTCAACAAGAGGAAAATTTTCTCTTACAAAAAGAGGAAGTTGATTTTCAATTACTGAATTGAGAGAAATTCTTGTATTATTCATTTACTATCTTCTTACTAGGTCTCCATTAAAATAACTTGATGAAAAAATATAATTTGATCCAGAAGAGTCAGAACCAGATTCTATATTATCTGGTATCATTGTAATATCTACTCTATTAATATCTAGTTGCAAATAAAGATCCTGTAATCCAATAATATCATTAGATTTGGGTATTGCAGATATTTCTACAATAGGAGTACCACCTTCATTTTTTTCTGAAGAAATTATGTTGATAGGAACTGTGTTTATTTCACCTTTTTCGTAATTTATAGTTCCAAGTTGTTCTATAACTTTAATTGGTGTGGATGATGAATCTAAGTAGAATAGGAATATAGTTCCCGTTTTCAAATCGCTATTGGGCAAATCAGAAATATAAACAGTCTGCTGTAATCCTGAAATTTTAAATCCAGAAGATTTTATGTTATATCCTTTCGAATCTTTAATATAGAACTTGTTTCCAAAGCAAATTTCATATTCTGTAAGTTGATTTGGAGATATTTTTAAATCTCTTCTTATTTGTATTTTTGTAATATTAGATGTTACCGATTGATCGGAATTGTCTATGATTCCTTGATACTTACTAAACTTAAATCTTGCACCATACTTATTAATTTCTGATGATTCAGAATATTTTGTAATATTGGTGAAAATAGATGTCTTTACAAAATCTGAAGAAGTTACAAGATTCTGATTATAATATACTCTAGAATCTGTTTCAATATAAAGTATTTTTGCATCAAGAATTTCTGGAACTATTCCAGCAACACTATATTTTCTCAATTGTGATTTTATATTATCCTTAATCGCATTTGAAAGGAATGTACCAAAAGAAGGTTTTATTGTAATGAAAACCTTTCCATATTGTGGAGGTGAAAGGTCTTCTCCACCAAAAACATTTATAGAGTCTGTTTCTGGATAAATCTTTGGAACGATCACTTCATAATCAGATGCGGTAACGGCACGATTCTGTGCTGAGTATAGTCTTGGAGCAAAATTTTTAATAGATGAAACCGATTCTATATCAGAACCGCCTTGAGATATGGAATCTGTGGTAATCAGAGATATTCCTGAAGTAACTAAATTCGATCTACTATCCAACAATCTTCCAGAAAAATTAAAAGAATTTACCCCATTACCATCTTTTCCATTTGTGATTAAATATGCTGCTTCAATAAAGTTACCATTATCCAGTTTTTTTCCAATTACTCCATCCCCAAAGATCAATTCGTATTTTTGATCCTGAACTTCCTGAATGAAAAATACCTTTGATTCTGAATCAACTTGCAAAATGTTTGATGAATTTGTGAATTTTCTAGTTCCTGTACTATTCTGAGAATCTTTTACTAAAACTCTAAGTGTAGATGTATCAATACTTGAGTTATCTAGAATATATCTTTGATTTGGATTTAGAGAATTGTTGGTAAAAGTATTTTTAGCATAAGTTCCCTCATAAACCTGTATTGAATCGAAAGTTGCAATTCCATTAATTACTGGAACTGTGATATCATCTAATATAGAAAATACATAGTTTTCTGGTCCAAATGATGCTGAAGTGCATACCAATCCTTTCTGTAGTGTAACTGTTAAAGGATTATATGGTAAACCTGTTGTATCTACAAAAAAACTAATCGTTGCTCTTGATGAAGTTTTTGATTTGGGAACATATCCGATATTTCTTGCAAGAGAAACCACATTTTCTCTTAGAGTTGCACTATCAATAAAAACTTCATTACTCACCATATTTGCATTATATGATGCAATATATGTGTTATATGCTAATGTATCAATAATTACGGATAGATTTGAACCTTCAAAATCATAGTCCGTAAAATTTGAGTTGGACCTCAAATAATTCTTAATAGTAGTCTTAATCTGATCGAAATCTAGATTAGTGAAGTTTACTAGTGCCATTATCGTGTTGGTAGTAATGCAAATGATAACTGTTGAGGTAATGCATCAATTCCCACAATGAAATATCTTATAGTAACGTTAAATTCATTGTTCTCATAATTGGGACTTACATCAACATCGATTAAATCGACTCTTGGTTCATAATTTTCTATTGTATTTTTAATTTCATCCTTAATTGCCGAAGCAGAAATCTGATCAATATTCTCAAATAAACTTTGAGAGATTTTACATCCAATATTTTGATTGAAAAATCTCTCTCCAGGGACTGTATAAACTAAATTTCTGATAGAGCGAGATATCGCCGTCTCGTTTTTGACGGCGATTAAGTCAAAATTTAGGGGATTAGACTGAAATGACAGACTAATATCCTTAAAAGCTTTACTAACCCGCTCTAAAGGCATCTAAAAACAATAATTCTATCTTATTTATCACCCAAAAATAGGTTCTGTACCATATTCCCAGTCATCATAATCATTATCATTGCGAATTTTTTCATGAATTTCTTTCTGAACAGAAAAATCATGCTTTTTAGGTGTCATATCATCATTATTGATCTCACGAAGCATTCTTCCCTTGAAAAATCCATGACCATGACTGTAATGTGAACCTTCACACTCTTGTGCAGGGGATTCTAATGACCAATAATCTGTAATAAGACTACTTGTCCCCCACACTTCTCTCATATAATTTGTATTCCTATCTGGATTTGGATTCATTGCCATCTGTTTTCTCCTTTTTGAGGTTTAACAGAACTTTTTACGGGGTTTCTATCCCGGAATCAATGTAAAATCCTTCTCTTAAGTAGTCTTTATCCTTAATAAATTTTAAATTGTCCTTATTTTCTATATTATCGCCTTTCCAAACTGGTATTGCAATACTATTTCCATATCTAAAGTCTGGATTTCTTCTAAAATGAACCTCTATAAGACTATTTCCAATGAATTCACAGTTGATCCACTCATAATTTCCGATTAAATTTTCTAATATTTTCGGAAATTCTACTTCCTTATCTATTATATACCACTTTTTCCATTTGTAATAAGGATCATTAAGATCTCTTTCGCCTTTGACGACAAGTTGCGCCTTTTTGTTCTGGTAATCAACGCTAATATGCTCACCTTCAAATATCTCACACCAAAATTCGGAAGGATGAAAGTGTTCAGTGTCATTATTAATCCATTCCTTACGCGAAAATCGCCCCATACCAAGCAAATTAATACTTGGTCGGACGATATAATACCCCGAATATGGAACAGGCACCCCTGTAGGTCCACAGAGATGCCCTAGAAGACGATTTAAAATTAGTTTATTATAAATCCATAAGTCTTTTGGATTTATTGAATTCCATTCATCTAATACTTCTAAATGATACATCCAAAAGAAACTATTTTATA